ACTATGCTTGGTGAATATATTTTAAACAGAGGTGTTAGAAAAAGTTTAACACTTGAGATGTGTTGCCGTAGAAGAAAGATAGGATCCAAAGACAGTAGTGTAAAAGAATATATGGATAGAGGTGTATCATTTGAAAACATACCGAAGGATATTGTAGAAGAGTATGGTAAAATAGATGTACAAATAACTAGAAATCTATTTGATTCTCAGATGGCTGACCTTAGATCAGAAAAAAATAAAGGTCTACTTATGACAGTTAAAATGATGAACGAGTTTTTAGTTGTATTAACTGATATGGAACGTAATGGAATTAACGTAGACTTAAATGAATTAGATAGAGTTGAGAAAGAATTTAGAGCAGAGTTTGCGTATCTAAAACAAAAAATAGATAAGATTGTATACAGACAAATGGGTGATACTAAAATTAATCTATCTAGTCCAGAACAATTAGCTTGGTTAATTTACTCTATGAAACCAAAAGATAAAAAACAATGGGCTAAAATATTTAATGTTGGTATAGATAAAAGCACAGGTAAAAGTAAAAGAAGACCTAATTATTCTAGGCAACAGTTTAGAAATTTAGTTGCAGATAATACAGAGACAATATATAGAACTGTAGCTGAACAATGTATAGCTTGTCATGGTAAGGGCGTTATTAAGAGAATAAAAAAAGATGGTAGCCCATTTAAAAATTATACTAAGTGTTCTGATTGTGATGGTGAAGGTTATATCTATACACCAATGGCAAAAGTTGCAGGGTTTAGACAAAGACCTAGAAGTGTATATGATGTAGCAGAGTCTGGATTTAGAACTGACAGAATTACTTTGAGTAAGATATCCTCAGAAGCAGAGGGTGAGTTCAAAGAATTTATAGATGCAATTGTAAGACACAATGCAGTAGATACATACCTAAATACATTTGTAGAAGGATTAAAAAACTTTACAAACGAAAAAGGTTTTCTGCATCCTAAGTTTATGCAGGCCATAACTGCAACTGGTAGGTTATCTAGTCGTGATCCTAACTTTCAAAATCAACCTAGAGGTAGAACATTTCCTATTCGTAAAGTTGTTACCTCTAGATTTGAAGGAGGTAAGATACTGGAGATAGATTTTGCACAATTAGAATTTAGAACTGCAGTATATCTTGCACAAGATAAACAAGGTATGGAAGATATAAAAAATAATATAGATGTACACCAATACACTGCAGATATTATAGGAGTATCTAGGCAGGATGCAAAGGCTCATACTTTTAAACCTCTGTATGGTGGTGTAACTGGTACTGAAGATGAGAAAAGATACTACACTAAATTCTTAGAGAAGTATAAAGATATAAAAAAATGGCATGAAAAATTGCAGAGTGAGGCCATACGCTATAAAAGAATTAAGCTACCCACTGGTAGGGAGTATGCTTTTCCGTATGCAGAAAGAACACCTTGGGGTGGATCTACTTATGGTACTCAGATAAAAAATTATCCTGTGCAAGGTTTTGCAACAGCAGATATTGTACCAATAGCATGCATAAATATATATAAAATTATGCAAGAGAAAGGTGTAAAAAGTTTACTTGTAAACACAGTTCATGATTCTATCGTGGCAGATGTTTATCCTGGGGAAGAAGATGTGATGAGTGAAATATTTAAACAGGGCACATCAAACGTAATACCATCCCTCAAAACGTATTACAATATTAACTTTAACGTACCCCTAGATACCGAGTCAAAGATAGGTATTAACTGGCTACAAATGGAGGACATAAAATAATGTACATAGATAAGTATAAGATATTTTCCATGGATTACACTTGGAAAAATGGTAAACGAAGTAAAAATACTACAGTAAAACAAATGCTTACATCAGATGAAAGTATACAAGGTAGAGATCTTGTATCTTTAATAGATAGTTTAGATGATGCCTGGCATAAACATGAAGGTAAAACTTGCAAGATAGAAGTTACCTTTGAGCCATATAACCACGGAGAATAAAATGAGTAAGGACATAGATGCATTGGATACTTTAGATGAGTATTCTGATGAAGAGTATTCTGCATATTTAGAATACACACAATTAAAGGACCAATGTGTAATAGAGCCTACAACATTGTATATAAATGACAAGCATGAGTTTTTGTCAGAGTGGACATACTTTGCAAACGCTGATGATTTAGAAGTAAAAATAATAAATGGAGAGACGATAATATGTTAGAGATATTTTTTATAATATGTATTGTAGGAATGGGTATTAGATTAATAGATGATATTATATATCATTTCTTTAAAAAAAAATAGATGTGGCAAAATAACCAATAGTATTTTTTTATAAATATGATATACAACAACGCTAAAATAAGGAGGACAAATGTCTGATAATAATATAATAGTAAAAGGAATGTCTAATGAGCAGATAATGCAAGCCATAGGACAAGATGATGGGTCTAGCATGGGTGTTAATATACCTAGGCTAGCAATAAATCGTAGCCCAGAAGATGATGATGGTAATCAATTACCAGTAGGTCATTTTTATACATACGATTCAAGTACAGGGCAGAATGTATATTCAAAACCTGTAACACTACGGCCATTTATAAGTGCGATGCAATACATGCACTATGATGCTGTTAAAAGTGAATATGTAAACAGGTCTATAATTTTTAAAAGTTGGAGAGAAGAAGCTATAGATATCTTAGGTGGTACTAAGTGTGGTAAGATACCATTTAAAGAAAGATCAAGTTTAACTCCAGAACAATTAGAGGAACAGAGAACTATTAGATGTTATAAGTTAGTCTATGGTTTATTAAGTTTTGATAAAGGTGTTAATTCTAAAGGAGAGGATGTATCAATTAAAAATTTACCTGTGTTATACAGGGTTACAGGTACAGCTTTCTCACCAGTTAGTTCTGCTTTAGATCTCCTTAACAAAAGAAAAAAACTTATGTTTAATTGTACTTTATCTTTAAATACTAAGAGACAAAAGAAGGGTGGCAATGTTTACTATACTCCAGATATACTTGTAAACTCAGATGCTAACCTACAATTATCCGATGATAATATGGAAACAATAAAGTTGTTTCAAGAATCTATTGATGTAGAGAATAAAGAAGTTGTAGATTTATACAACTCAGCTAAATCTAAATCATCTAATTCTGATGACACTATTGATGCTAAAGTTGTCAAGGAGTTAGATCCAGAAGAAGTATTATCAGCTTAACAAATCAAACTACTAGGTATTAAATGGAATTAAAAAATATAATTAAGTCAGACTTTAAACATAGCTTTAGTTCTATTAATAAGTTTAAACATAATCCTAGTGAATGGCTTGTTCACTACGGATTAGGTTTAAGAGTACCTAGTAGTCCAGCAATGGTTAGAGGTAATCTTGCAGAGTTTGGTGCTTACTACAAAATAAAAAGGGGTATGTCTCAAAAGAATGATAAACACTTTGAGAAGTTGTTAACTCATAGATTTAAAAAAAATAATTTTTTTAATGCAGAAGAAGAGTTGTATAATTCTATAAACATAGCTAAGATGTTTGAAGAAAAATTATATGAAAGACAATTAAGAAATATAATTAGTTATCAAAAAGAAAAAGTAGAAAATATTGAGGGTCTTAAATATCCAGTTAGATTATTTACTGACTTTGAATACGAAAATATAATAGTTGATTTAAAGTCAACACTTAGATTGCCTAAAAAACCAAAGATAGATCACCTTAGGCAACAGGCTTTATATTCTGTGTTACATGATAAACCTATATCTTTATTGTATTGCTCACCTAAAAAAACTTTATGGTATGATCTTACAAAACAAGATGTAAAAAATGGGTATAAAGAATTGTCTAGAGATTTTAAATCATTAGAAAATTATATTGATATGTGTGATAATGATATAGAAAAAGCTATAAAGATAACCCCTTTAAATACTGACCCTAGTCCTTTCTACTGGGATAATAATATTAAGTCAGCAGCTATAAAGGTATGGGAAAATATAAATAAATGATAAAACAAAATTATAGATTTCCTTTTACGAGGAGACAAAAGAGTTCAATGGTGATTAGTTTGAGGGGTCTAGTCATCATTGACTCTAGGTTATGCATTTATATTTTATAGTATTTAAAAATAAAAAAGAAGATGATTATAAATTATTTACTAACACTATCTTTGATAAACAAAAAGATGCAGATGAGTTTGGTAGAAAAAGTATGAAGAGAGGTTATGAATATAAAGTGTTAGATTATAATAACGAAAATCATGATAGGTATTGGAGTGTCAAATAAAAAAAATAAAGTTAATGTAATTAATTCTGTTAAAGTTATTATTACACCATGGCAAAAAGGATTTACTTGTGGTATAATTATGGATAGTCAATCCAAAATGACAACAGAAGAATATGAATTATGCTCTACTGTAGCTAGAGGCATGATAAAGATGGCAACTACGGATCCACATTCTACGTTTTTATGGGGCCTTCGTGGGTTTGCTGATGATAAAAAAAAGAATGATAAGAGTATGACAATTAGTTCTGTCGCAGAGTTTGATGATGATTCTAATGTTGTAGATTTCTTAGAATTCCTCAAACAAAAACGTGATAAGGAGTTAAACTAGTGGCAACACATTTAGTTATGGGTGACCCGCATTGCACACCCAAAGCAAGCAATGAAAGATTTTTGTGGGCAGGTAAATTTGCACATGATTTAAGGCCGAATACTATAATATGCATGGGAGACTTTGCAAGTATGGATTCACTATCTAGTTATGATAAAGGTAAAAAATCATTTGAAGGTAGAAGATATAAAAAAGATATAAGCCATGCCCATGATGCATTGGAAAAATTTAACAAAGGTCTTGATGGGAGACGGCTAAGAAAGATCATGCTACTTGGCAATCACGAAGATAGGATAGATAGAACAGTAGATGACATACCAGAACTTGAAGGCACAATTAGCACAGACGACTTTAAATTTGAAAAATTTGGCTGGGAAGTTTACGAATACCAAAAGCCCGTCAATGTTGATGGTGTATATTATTGCCATAACTATCCTACTGGTGTCATGGGTAAGCCTATTAGCGGTGACAATGTTGCTCGTTCTCTCCTTTTAAAAAATAAAGTATCTTCTACTGTAGGACACATACATACTTTTGATTATGCTATGTGTGCATTACCTTCTGGTAAAAAACTTATGGGATTATCTGCAGGATGTTACTTGCATCATAAAGAAAATTATGCTAAAGCTACACAGCAAATGTGGTGGAGTGGACTTGTGGTTAAGCGTAATGTATCTAAAGGTCAATATGATCTAGAGATGGTAGAGTATAATACTATTAGGAGAAAGTATGGTAAAAAGTAAAAGAACATATATATCTCTAAAGGAACATGGTCATGATCTCTCTTATGAAAATGAGAGAAGTCATGATAATGTAAACTCACCTGCTCATTATAAATATGGTAAGAAAGAAACTATAGATGTTATACGAGATTGTATGACTGGTGATGAGTATCATGGATATCTCAAAGGCAATGTCTTGAAATATGTTTCAAGATATAAGTTTAAAGGTGAGCCATTAGAAGATCTACAAAAAGCTAGTTGGTATTTAAATAGATTAATAAAGGAGGTTAGCAATGGGGCAAGTTAAACAGGCAATAATAGAAGTAGAAGATTTTGTTGCAGGATGTTTGAAACAAGGTAGAACTTTAAATCAAACTATAAGAGATGCAAGAGAATCTAAAGCTGCTAAAACTAATCCTTATTTAGATAATGAGGAATTAGTAGAAGATAAATACTATCAATTTAAGGGAGCAGAATAATGAGAGATATGTTTATTGAAGCATTAACAGCTAAATATGAAGCAGATATAAAAGTAGCTAAAGCTACGATCAATGTTTATATGGACAAGTCAGTAGGTATAGGAGAGCACCCACAGTTTATACATGAGATTGATAAACAGTTAGAGTTGATAGCTACTGCTGAAGAAAAATTAGAAACACTAAAAAAACATTATCCTACTGAGGATGATATACCATTTTAATAGGGGGAAATATGGACAAAGAACCAAAACCAAAACAATATCTTGTTGATGCTAAACAATTACAAGAAGTAATGAAATACCTTATGACTAGGCCATATGGTGAGGTATATGGAGTAATGAATATTATGGCTACACTAAAACCTTTTAATCTAGAGGGAGAAAAAGATGCTGGAAAAAAATGATGCAGATAAATTTACTGGCATACTATTTGAACTAAAGATAGGTTTAAACAAAGACAATGCAATCGTGATTGATTATGGGGGTAAGCCTGTAGGTAAAGTTAGGGAGGCTTTAAAAGCATATCCCTATCATGGTAACTTATGTGCTGCTGTAATCAATCATGCTAACTCTGTAGGTAAAAAATTACAAGATGATATTAAACAAATTATACAAAAAATTTAGAAAATTATTTTGGCATAATATAATTATGGAATTGGTCGAAAGATACACATCTAGATTCAATAGCTATCTTTGGACTAAAAGGTGGGGAGACAGATCTATGTATCAATCAGACCAAAAAAAAAGACACCCAGAGTAACCTCTGTGTGTCTTTGTTGTTGCCTGCGATGGGGGAGTCTTTATGGCTCCCCTTTTTTATTTTGTATTAACAGTTCCAAGCACGGAGTGCTTTATTAATTCTACTATTAGGATCTCTAGCTGTTTTTGCTGATGTAAGTTTTTTCTTCATCCCTTTCATCCTCGCACAGAAGCTAGCACGCCTTTTGTTTCCCACCTTTTTACTTGGGGCTTTTAGATTGCCCCCTGTTGCACGATTGTAAGATGCACGCCCTTTAGCATTTAAGCCTCCAGATTCACTCTTACCTTCTTTTCGTTGCCATGCAGGTGTCTTTGCCATTATACTTTCTTAGCTAGTTTCTTATTAATTTTTCTTTGTACACCTTCGGGTAGTTTAGAAAATCCTTTATATTTTTTTTTCATACTAGTAGGTTTCTTTTTCATGTTAGTTTTTTTCATTCCATACATTAGCTAAATCTCCTATATTGTTTTGTTTTTTTTGCAATGTTTTTCGGTTGTTTCACAAACTGTTTTCCCTTCTTTGTTCCTTGGCGTTTTGCCTTTGTCGTTGCCGCATACTCCGCAGATGACATTGACTTTATTGCTTTCTCTGGTAAATATCTTTCCCCAGTCTCCGAAGACTTCTTCCCAGATTTCGTTCTCCATTTTTGTTT